CGACTGTGGTGATACTCTTTTTGAGTGGTCAGATAACGCTCTGTATTCTTTGACAGATAGATAGAGAAATGCGGGATGATCTTGGATATGGTGGGATTTGGTGGGATTGTCGTTAATATAATTAATTATTTTGGCCAAAATAAAACAACTTTTTTCTCCAACTATCTGCAAAATTGGTTTTGACAGAAAAGGGTTGTTTTTTGCAGATAGTTGGAGAAAATATGTGCACACTTTTGGACCATATGGAGACCTTCAATTTATTTATCATATCTTTCACAAAACACCTTAACCACTGCCTTCCAATCCTTATCTTTTGGTACTTCAAAAGGTTCAAATGTATTAGAACTACAGCTATCTGTTTTCTTAATTATATGATCAATATTTCCATCAAACATAAGACCACATCCAAGAGCAAGTTTCTTATTTTCACAATTAGTCCTAATTTTCCATTTAACAGTACCACCAGAAGCTATCTGCATCAATGTGAATTGATATAAGTGGTTATTGTTGTTTATCTTTTGTATGCTCGGCTTATTAAGTATATAACTAAACTTAACCTTTTTTGCTCTCGGAGGATTCGTATACAATATATCCATGTCTTTTTCTGATACTTCAGGAAAAGATGAAGCAGGAATACCTATTACTATTAACATTAAATTGAATGTAATTATGGTCTTCACTATATTTTTAATTTTTATCATCTCTCAATTTCCCTTCCATACCAGATAACTTTGCCGTTTATGTGGACTTTCTCGGTTTCAACCTCCATCGGCTCATACTTTCGGTTGTCGCTAATGATTCGGACCTTTCCATCTGGGTATACAATATGGATCCGCTTTATCATAATCTCGTTATTGACTGCAATCGCATAAATGCCGCCCTGGGGGTCCACATAGCTGCGGTCGTGGTTGATTAAGACCAGGTCTCCAGGAAGCAGCGTCGGCTCCATACTGTCGCCGCTTACCTTCACCAAGGACATCTTACCCGGATCACCCTTCCGCTGGATCCACGCGCGCCTAAATGCGATCCGGACATCAATCCTATCATCAGGCACCAGGCCTCCGCCAGCGCTGATCTGGCCCGTCATCTGTGGCACATAAACGTAATCGCCATATTCCCCGCGAGACTCATTAACCGCTAAACTTAACTCGGGGCCACAGACTTCCTTATATTTCTGGCGTGCGCCAGGGAAAGGCTCACCGATACAATAAAAAAACCACTCTTCACTATATCCAAATAATTCACTAAATTTTTTTATAAAATCATCTTTCGGAACCTTCTTTTTTGTCCTGTAATTATTAATAGTATGGACACTAACTCCAAACATAGGACTCAATGTTTTATTGGATAATCCCTTCTCGTCTGCAACCCGATTTATTGCCCAACGAGTTCTGTTTTTTATGTCAGTGATAGCCATAAAAACGCCTAATTTCCTTTCACACTTCCATTATCGAACTGTGAAAAGGAAATTAATGAAAGTGTGAAATTGTATTTAATGATATATATTAATTATATCATTAACTTATAAAAATATACCGTTCAGTTCAATATTTTTTAGTGTGAAATGATTATTTTTCTTGACATTTTATTTAATCGGGTTTATAGGTATTTTTAAGAACTAGATACACCCACCAATAAAAAGAGGTCGCATCATGAAGAATTTAGCCACTGCCCGGAAAGCCACAAGGCCGAGCGACATGCCGCCGATCGAACTCCGGATCGCCATGATGAGGGCCCAGATCGGTCAACGCGGCCTTGCCCGAAAACTTGGAGTCAGCCAAGCGGCGATCTGGAGAGTCATGCAGGGTCGGTCCACATCTCATCGGATCCGGACAGCCATCGCGGAATCTGTCGGGCTCGATATCGCCCGGATCTGGCCTTCCATTTATATCTATGGCGGCGGTCCCCGAAAAGCGGGGCGGCCGAGAAAGAATGGTTAACCAGTATGGCAGATAATCCTACCGACCATCAAAAGGATCAATACCGCCGAAAGGCCAGTCAGGAACTGGATTCGCGTAAACAATTGCTAGATATACAGACGCTGCCCTGGCAGCCATCTCTCGATAAGATAACCCCGCCTCAAGTTCATGTTTATCGATCCCATTTAAAAGGTGGTACGCACCCGTCAAAATTCCAATGGTCGCCATCACAATCCGACATCGATAGACTGGCTCTTGCCATTTCTTCTTATGGGCCCGCTGAGAGGGAGTTGCGCGAATATAAGCGAGCGTGTCTTCTAGGTTATCAGCACACCAATTATTCCATTTTGAAAAACCTAAGGCGGAACAATCAGCTCGTAATTGATCTATGTCTTTCATGGAGATGCTATCGATCAGTTCCTGCACTAATCCGGCACATTCTGTGGCATATCCGTAAAGGCTCATATCAGATTACCCATCGCGTTATCCGTCTTATACGACGACAAAAGGTTGTTTTTGCTTATTGGTTTACTTTTTAACCTATTTTTCCGGGCTTTTCAATGACTAAACGAAAAAAATATTCGTCACTTCTGGATCAGCCGAGTCTCTTCGATATTCTGAAAGAGACAGAAAAATCACAATCGGAATGCCCGAAGGGAAGCCTGGATATTGACTCGGAACTTCGGTGCGCCATCTCTGAAGATTTAAAACACGCACAAGACCCATCCGGTAGGGAGATTTCCCGATACGAAGTTGCTGCGCGGATGTCGGAGTATATCGGCCGCGAGATTACAGCCTCGATGCTTAATAACTGGACTGCCGAGGCCCACGAAAACCACAACTTCCCTATTCGATATCTTCCGGCCTTTGTGAGAGCGACGAACCAGAGACATGCCTTCGAGGTCTTATCGCTGCACTCTGGGCTATTCGCCCTTCCGGGGCCGGATGCCCTCAGAGCAAATATCCATCGGATAGATGAGGAGATCCAGAAAAAGAGGAACGAGAGAAAGAAGTGGAACATGTATTTGAAGGAGATGGGGGAGAGATCATGAAGCAGACAGTAGAAGATTTTGGCGAGCGGATCGGCGATGTGACGGTGGATGGGTTTTCACGGTTCATTGAGAGTCCTTGGTTTGAGCGGATCAATATCGGATTTTTGATTTTCGTATGGGGGCTTTTTTCCGGATACCTCTACTTCAGATTTCAATAGCGGAGACTCATGATGGATGCATCCGGCCAGATCCTTCTATCAGCGAAACAATTATCAGGCCTTCTCGATCTAACGAAGCGTGCCTTACAAATCAGGGCCGAAAAAGAATCCTGGCCCTATCTTGAAAAGAGCGGCCGCGGTGGAAAAGCAAAAAAATATTTTCTGCAGGGTCTGCCGATGGATATTCAGCTTCTTTATAATAAGGAAATTGCAAAGGGCGTGCCAACTGGGTGTGAACCTTCACCGTCTCTCCCGGGCGAGCCTCGGCAACTTGCCCTGGAGGGGTATTCCCTCCTTCCCGCAGGCGTTTCAACGGAGGCGCCTGCGCCCGCCCTGCCTACCGTGATTTGTCCGGGTCTCACCATGAAGCAGAGCGCGATCGCCGTCGCCCGATATGATCTCGTCCTTGAATACGTCAAGGCGAAGGACCGGACGCGTTCGAAAAAGGCGCGAGGAAAAGGCAATGGAGGAGTAAAGCACAGCATCGGCCAGGCCGTTACGGATTTTGCTGATGCCTACAATACCGGCATGACACACCCTCAGATATTTGAACGCCTCGGCCGCGTGGCAAAACAAACCCTGGAAAAATGGCGGCACCTCCTCCGGATCAACAATATGCAGATTGACGCCCTGGCGCCGCACCACGGGGATCACCGCCGCGGCCGACGGGTCGTCACGGACGCGGAAATGGCGACCTTGCTCACCTATGCACTGCATCCGAACCAGCTCCGGATCTCCCAGGTCATCCGATGGGCAAAGAAAAGTCTGGAAAAGGACGGTCTCGCCTCCCCATCATCCGAAGCCACCATGCGGCGGGCGCTCCTTGATTACAAGGAGCAGAATTACGACCGCTGGGTCTTCTGCCGCAAGGGAGAAAAAGCACTTGACGATCTGGTGCTCCCCTATCTCGAGCGCGACGACTCGCGCATCGAAGTCGGCGACGTCCTGATCGCAGACGGGCACCGGCTCAACTTCAAAGTGCGCAATCCTTATAACGGCAAGGACGTTCGACCGACCATCCTTGTATTCTACGATTGGAGATCCCGCTATCCGGCCGGCTGGTACATCATGATGGAGGAAAATATCCAATGCGTCCACGCGGCTCTTCGCCGGGCAATCCTCAACCTGGGCAAGATCCCTAAAATGGTACTGCTGGATAACGGCAAGGCCTTCAAAGCCAAGGTCTTCACGCACAAACTCAAGGATATCGACTTCGAGCAGGCGGGGATCCGGGGACTTTACGCACGGCTCGGTATCGAGACCTATTTCGCCATGCCCTATAATGCCAAGGCGAAACCGGTCGAAAGGTTCTTCGGTACCTTCAACGAATTGGAGCGTCTTTTTCCTTCATATTCCGGCCAATCCATTGAGGATAAACCCGCCTATCTGCACCGCAACGAGCGGCAACATAAGCGCTTCCATAACCCCTGGGTACCGGATATCAAGCAGACGGACGTCATCATCGCGGCGTGGGCCTATGACGAATACGCAAAGCGGCCGCACAGCGGTTTGAAAGGTGAATGCCCGATCGATGTCTGGAACGCAGGTAAAGGGCCGGGCATCGACGCGGAGGGTCTACGTTATCTCATGATGACACAGGAAATTAAGACGATCCACCGCAACGGCATTACGCTTTTCGGCCTCCACTTCTGGGACGAGGCGCTTTACGGCTACCGTAAACAAGTCCTCATTCGCCACGACATCCTCGATCTCAGCGAGATCTACGTCCACACGGCAGACGATTCGGAATTTATCTGCACGGCGAGACCATTCCGCGGCGTCCATCCGGTGGCCCGATTGTCGGATAACCCCCTGGATCTGGAAGCGGTGCAGGAATGTCTGCGCACGAAAAAGAAACTAAAGCACGGCACCACTGCATCGGAAGCGCGGGCGAGCGCGGCGAACATTCTTCCCTGGGGCTTCCCGGAGACGGTCCGCGAGGAGCAGTTGCCCATGACGCCGGCGCAGATCGAAGATATCGAGGCGGAGGCGGCGCAGACGGAAGTCATTCATCTCGGGGAAAAGCGAGAGCCGGAGATCGCCATGTGGGACGGCGATCGCTACGAGCAGCTCCTCGATCGCCGCATCCGCGGCGGCGAACTCACCACGGATGAAATGATCATGATGGCCGCATTCGAGAAAACAGCTAATTACCGGATGCTCGAATCCTATTACCGGAATTTCGAGGAACGGCTCATTATGGAGGTCGCGGAACAATGACCGCCGGAAATCTTAAGAGGGAGGAGCGGAAGAATCAATGAGACCCATATTCATTCAGACGCAGAACGTCAAGACCTTTATCGGTACAATGGAAATCGTCAAAAAACGCATCGGCAGCGATTCCCTGGCAATGGTATCCGGCCGCGCCGGCCGCGGCAAGACTCGAACCGCCCGCTGGTACGCGACGCAGAACGATTGCGTTTACCTTACAACCCTACGCGATTGGAGTGCCCTATGGATGTACCAGGACATCCTTTCGGCGATGGGCATCAAGGGAGAATCGCAGCCGAAGCGCAAAAAGAACGCCTTCGAGGCGATCCTCGCGGCCAGTGATGACAATCCCCGCCCAATCATCCTGGATGAGGCGGATCTGCTGGGGCCACGCCTCCTAGAATCCGTCCGGGATCTCTGCAAAATGATGCAAGTCCCCTGGGTCTTGATCGGAGAGGAATCCCTCCCGCAACTTATGAACCGCGATCGCCGCGTCTGGTCTCGGCGTTGCGCCACAATGGAATTTCTCCCCATGTCGGTATCCGACATCATGACATTCGTCCGAGAGGCAACCGTTATTAAGGTTAACGACGGGCTGACCATCGCCACAAGCACTGCGGAGGCCATCCAGAAAAAGACCGGCGGCGATATAAGACTCGTCGAGCTGATCGTGAGCACGGCAGAGACCGTCGCCAGGGCAAACAGCATGAAAGAACTAACGGCAGACATTGCCCAGGCGGCGATCAAGCGCGTGATACCGGAGCAGAAATGAAGGCTGTGAGCAACCAGGAAAAAGTCCGGGAATATTTCCGGCAGATGAAGACCGGGACGGCCGCTCAGGCGGCGCGGGCGCTCGGAATACCTGGGGCCACCGCGCGGCATTGCGTCAAGGATCTTTGCGAAGTGGGTTGGCTGAAGCATTGCGATGCATACGGAATTTACGAGTTTCGCCAGCTTCAGCTGCATGAATATGGCCGCGCCGCAAAACTACAGGAAACTATCTGGCGTGCGATCAGAATCAGTAAAACATTCACGGCATGGGACATTGCCATGTATTCCGGGGCAAGTCTCGATTATGTCAAGGATTACGTTAAATTCCTGAAGGGTCGCGGATTGATCCAAATATCAGGGAAACATAGACAGCGGCCGGTCTATCGCATCAAGGATGAATCCGCCGCCACGCCTTTAATGAGGACTGCAGCAGCCGGAAAAGAATTAAAGCATCAGGATATCATCGATCTCGGATGGGATCTGATGCGGACGCTACGGGATAACGACATCGCAAAGGCAAGGGACCTAACTATAAAGATGGAGGGAAAATTAAATGCAACCTGAACCGACAACTTGGCAGTCGCTGATGTTTGTTGCACAAATCGGATTCTTCTTTGCCTGGGGCTGCTTTGCGGCCTTCGGGGCTCTCTTCATGCTTTCGCTTCTGTCATATGGAATATTTTACAGGGTATTCATCGGGAGGTGCTGTGATGGAGAGGTAAAAGGTTCCAGGATCCAGGATCCAGGATCAAGTGGAAAGGGACAAGTGGAATGAGTACTAAGGAAATCCCTTTATATCGGGAGATCGATGGCCTTCAAGAAGCAAATAAACGCCTCCGCAAAGAAATACAGAGCATCCGTGAAGAATGCGCGACACTGTATATAAAGATATTAAAACTCAATGAGCAATTGAAACAGCGGGACAATACGATCGTTGAATTACGGAAATACCTAGGAGAAAACGAATGAATTTCCCAAAAAACAGGACATTAAATGACAATGAAGCGGAGTGGTTGAAAAAGCTAGAACCAGCCGTGGATAAGAGTTGGAATGAGTTGAACAAGTATGAGCAAAGCTTTATCGAAGGTATCCTGGAGCGGTTTCGGAGGTACGGGATGCAGACGTACCTCTCCCCAAAACAATGGGATGTCATCACCGGGATCTCAGAGAAGGTTTTATAATGGAAGCTCCCAGGGAGCGATTATGCGGAACCTGTCATCATTACGGTTTCAAGAGCGGCAATCCGAAAGGCTGGCGGTGGGTCTGCTGCATGAGGAGAACGTTTTGGTTTGCGGACGGTGAAAAGCAGCCAGGGATGAGAAAGGGATGTGAGGAATGGGAATGAAAAAGATAGTCGTCAACGCCAAGGTTCGCGCCCTATTGTTTGAGTTGGATGAAATCATGGACAGATTGCATGCAGTCGCATCAACATTAGCACGGCGAGACATATCGGCCAGCGAGGCGATGAATGCCGGTGCCGACCGCGAGGCGATCCGCGCGCAGATTGTTGGAGTAGCCTACCGACTTAACGAAGCATCGATTAGAAGAGCGGCAATCAAACGGCACGCAAAAAAAAAGGGGGGGGAAGCTCTGAGGGAGAGCAACAAGACATCATGGAACTTATAGAAGGTAGTGAAGCATGACCGGCACAACAATGGTTCGTGATGCCGAGACATTCGCGATCGGAGAAAGCAGAATCCTCACTTATGGATCTGACCGGATCTGCAGGATCTGCGGCCATGCGCTATCGATCTATAATAAGACGGATGTCTGTTTTTCGCATACAGAAGATGAAAAGACCGAGGGAAATCCGGAGCCGGCAAAATCGGGTCCAAAAAGAAAACCGTCGAAAAGAGGAACATGCGGGAACTGCAATCGTCAGGATCTGCAAATGGTCGGCTCAACCGATTTATGCAACCCATGTTACAAAGCGGCGAAGGGTCTCAGCGGTGAAGTAAGAGAGAAAGCCCTGGCCCAGATAAAGGCTACGATTCAATCGGGCGGTTTAAAAAGATGGGGCAAAAATAGAAAAACGATGGAGGTGGAGATTATGGCCAATATCATTGGAACCTGTAAAAATTGTGAGCGGCCGGGAATGAAAATCGAATCAACGGAAAGGGGATTCTGCTGTACGTGCCGTCAAACCGCGGCAAAATATCCAGCAGAACCGGAAGAACAGAAAGCGGCCCTCGCGGCGACGAAGATCCGGATGCAGAAAAAGGGAGTTCAACCGCACAAACCGCGAGCGGTAAGAAAACCTTTGCAGCCCCGGAAGGGGGAATGTTCTGTGGTCTCTGATCCTCAACTTTTGAAGGAAACGGAATTCACCATCAAAATCGAAACGGAACGCGATCGCGTTATCTATAGCGAAATAGCAAGGACTGCCGAGACTGAGTTCCGCTCGCTCTCCCATCAGACCCTATATTTTATCAAGCGCGGAATGGAGGCAGAGAATGGAGCGTAAACGCTATCTCGTACATGATCCGGGCCGCAGTCTGGAAGCCATCAAAGTGTGGCGAGAGCAATATCGGGACTTTGCAGCTAAGCTGAAAGCCCTGATGGACGAACTAGGCGCGATTAACGCGCTGCGCCAAGGATTTAGCATGGGAGCTTTACAATTTGAGACTGTTCCTCCCGGTGGTGACTGGGTTGTTTGTAAGGAATATTACGATGAGCCTCCATTTTACAAGCCGAACAGAAAAACAAAAAAAGGGAAAGAAATATCCATGAAATTGGAATCCCTGAAAGAGCCTGATGGCATGAAATTCGGGAAGCTGCTCGGAGGAGGTGAATTTATCATACAAGGCAATACATGGGGTTCCGTCAGCTTTGAGCAATTGGGCGATAAGTTCATCATAGGCGTCCCGATTGGCAGCGGCGAGCCGTTCATTCCGCCCGATTCGACCGAACTCATGATGTCGGAATACTGGAAACTGAAAGAGGATGCCGAGGTTATATGATATCCGCCGAGAAAATAACATTGAAGGGATCGCATTATGATTGAGATAACTATCCGCCAGAAGGATTCGAAAACCCATACGCGATTTATTATCATGCGCAAAGGAGAGGTATTCGGAGAGGAGAATTTCAGGCTCGCTAAGAAATGGCGAGAACAAGGATTGCTCGGAGAAAAAGCCGCATCGCTCATCGACAGAATATCGGCGGGTCATACGGTCGCGCAACTCAAAGCGGAAGGAGCGCTTTAAATTGAAATTTAAATGCCCTTACTGCCGCCGCGAGATTGACCTCCTGGACGTCCAGGAGGATAACGACCTGGTCTCGATCGTCAAGACGATGGCAGGTTTCGGGCGGCATGGCGGCATTGTCTGGGCCTATATGGAGTTGTTCGGAAACTCGCCGCTGAGGTCAAAAAGGAAAAAGCTCCTGCTGCTCCTCCAGGAGATGAAAATTCTTTTTGAGGGCGGCGAGTTCTTGTTCCAGAAAAAACGCTACAAGATAAGCCAGCCGGGAATTTCCGAGGCATTGAACATCATGGCCCACAGGCAATTCGAAACGCCACTCGACTCTCACAATTACCTGAAGAAGATCATGATCGGGATCTCGGATCGAGAAGCGCAGGAAGCCGGAAGGCAAGCCGAAAAGGTTCTGCGGAAGAAAGAAGAGATCTTGATGACGGGTCGGCGCGAGCCTGATCCGACGGAAGTGGAGATAAACAAGAAACGCATAAAAGAGCTGGTGGAGACCATCGGATAGGGAGGATGCCATGAAAGAGGCCGACTTGGGAATCAAGACATACGGCAAACACGATGAGACATTGACGGAGATTGAAAGAGAATGTCTCGATGCACTCCAAAGCCGCGGCGTCGGCTTTAAATCTGCAATATCAGCAGAGAGTCTCACGATCACCCTCGGCCTGGACTATGAAGATGTAGGCACGAAAGACGAGGACGGCGAAATGCTGGATCCGGCCTTGATCGAAAAGAAAAAAATCGACCTCGGTAAAAGGAAGACCCGGACACTCATCAATCATCTCATCATCACCCACGATATCCCCATCATCTGCAAAGCTGGCATGAACGGCGGATATTTTTTAGCAGGAAACCCTACCGAAGTTGATGAATTTTATCGGACCTTTCACCGGCGGGCGATGACGGGGCTTCTCAAAGCTTCCCGGGGGAGGAAGGCGAGTTTCGTTTCAATCATGACGCAGCTTTCCTTCGGCTTCGAAGTGGAAGGCGACAAAGAGGCCATCGAAAGGCTTAGGCTTCTACCGGACGGCGATCAAGCCCCTGCCTGGGTACAGATGGTGACGAAGTTTCTCGGGAGGCTGGCCGATGATCCGCAAAAATATGCCGACGAGATCCGGCAGATCCAGAGGACCTACGGAGATATTTTCGTGCCTCGAGACAAGATCGAAATGCTGCGCACAAAGACAGCGGAATTTCAGAAGTTGCTCAGCGAGATCGAACCGGAAAGGGCGGCATAATGAACCGGGCGGAAAAGAAGGCAGACTCCATTAATAACTCACAGAAAGCCTTGCTGCATACGGCACGGCGGGCATTGGGGCTTGATGATGAGACGTACCGGGAAATGCTTTTTAACGTCGCCGGAGTGCGGTCCTCCGTGGATCTCACGTTGCCGAAATTTCAGGCCGTGATGATGCACCTTGAAGAATGCGGATTCAAAAAGAACCACGCCGATCATGAATTCACGGGGTACATGGCGAATCTGCAAAAGTGGAAACGCACCGCGGGCGAGAGGCCGGGGATGGCGACGCCGGCGCAGCTCGCCCGGATCGAGACGGACTGGCACCTGATGCCCTGGTTCTGGTCCAAGGACGGATTCGGCAATGAGACACTGGCACTACGCGGATTTCTGAAACGATGCACTGGCGCGAGCGACCTCATGTTTCTAAGATTCAGCCAGGCACATAAAACCATCGAGGCGATCAAATCCATCAGCACGAGGAGCCCAAATGAAAAAGAAGAGCGAAAGTAAAAAATCACAGACACAGATAAACAAGACGCTCGCAGCGACGATCCGTTATATATTGCTGAAAGAATTCCCGCATGATCATCTTGCAGTTAAAGTCAAACGCGGCCTCAATCTGCCTGATGATTTATCATTGAAAGAGATGCGGTCCTCAGAGGATCTCTTGAAGGTCTGCCGGATCAATGGCACGGCAACGATCACGATCAAGGTCAACGGGGGCGCGAAAAACGTGCTCATAAAGGCCACGGAATGACATTTTTTGCAGATAGTTGGAGAAATAACGAGGAGACAAAAGCGTGAGCGAACCGGCAAAAAGACTTGAAGCGGAAATGATCATCCCCTGTCCGGTGTGTCATGAGCCACTCGTCTTTGTGGAGGGAGAGATCTCCATCGACAGGCAGTTTTCTTTTTTCTGCTTCAGCAAAAAATGCCAGGGCGTGCGACGGTATATCAACAAGGAACATTTGAAGATAATTATTGACAATTTTAATAAAGTTTCTGTATAGTTCTTGAAAATTTGGCGCGTTGCCCTGAGCGGCAGACCCCGTGAGCGGGGACCTTGAAAAAGGTAGCGCAGTGAATTAGGCCCTGAGCGGCCGTTGCACCTGAGAGTGCGGCTGCCGCTTTTTTTTATTTTCGGAGGTGCACGTGGATTTCTTCGATTATGCCATCGGGAAAACCCTCCCACTCGAGGGCGGATATTCAAACAATCCTAACGACCGCGGCCGCGAAACAAAATGCGGAATTACAGAGGCCATTTTCCGCGATGCTCTCAAGTGGAGAATTATCAGCGGCGTCAACAGCGTTAAAGATCTTACGGATGATCAGATCAAAATCATTTACAGAACTCTCTACTGGCAACCGATCCGGTTAAATGAGGTAGAGGATAAGGAGATCGCGGCTGAGATCTTCGACACGTCCGTCAACTCCGGACCTGGGAAGGCAACGCTCATCGCTCAGCTTGCTCTCGATTATCTTGGTGAAAAATTAACCGTCGATGGCGTCATGGGCTCTATTACGATCGGTCTCATTAACAAATGGTGCCGCAAAGATCCCAGGGCGCTTTTTGTATGCCTGAACGGTTTCCAGTTCATTCATTTTGTTGCGATCGTGGATGGAGATCTGATCGAGGAGATACAGAAGCGGGTAAAAAGCGACGCTTCTCAATCGACATTCAGCCGAGGCTGGACCAAGAGGATCCAGGATTACCGGCATACATAAACAACCCCAGGAGCGGTCCTTCCGGTAACCGTCTGCGGACGCCCGGAGGGACCATAACTAAGGAGGCATAACGATGGATTTGAAAGATATTTTTTCTAAAGAAACGCTCTCGAAGATCACCGGTGCGGCTCCCCTGATCGGTTCCCTTCTGGGTCCTGGTGGCGCGGCGGCGGGAACAATGATCAAATTAATTGCCGGTAACCTAGGCGTCGAGGAGACTCCGCAGGCCGTCGAAGCGGCCATCCAGAACAATCCCGATGCCCTCCTTAAATTGAAGGAGCTGGAATTCACCCACAGGATAGAACTGGGAAAGATCCTGCTGGAAAGGGACCGCCTGGAACTCTCGGACAAGGCATCCGCGCGTGGGCGAGAAGTCGAGATGACCAAGGCAACCGGAAAGCGTGACGGCAATCTGTACGCCCTTGCCTGGCTTGGCATTCTCGGTTACCTGGCAATTATCATTTATCTAATCGGGTGGGGACTTCCAAAAATGACGGCGGAGATAGCCCTTATGGTGGGGAATCTAATCGGTATCGTTGGTGCGAAGTATAGCGGAATCTTCGACTATTTTTTCGGATCCTCGAAGGGAAGCGCGGATAAGACTGCAATCATGGCCACCTCGAAAGGCGATTGATGTGGACGAGTTCGATCTTGCCCAGAGGCATGAGCAAATTTTCAGGGAGGACGCCATACGCAAGGCGCTGACGACGCAACCCGAAGAGCCGCTCATCATTGACGGGCACAGGCATTGCCTGCATTGCGAAAAGCGTATTCCCCGCAAGAGATTGAAAGTTAAACCGGATGCAATGAGGTGTGTCGGCTGTCAGGAAATATTGGAGAGGAGATCGCGACAGAGTGTCTGAACACTGGGAACTGTTTTCCGCATTAGCGGCACTGGTGGCCGCCTGGAGTCTGGTGATTTTGGGCGTTATGCGCAAAATCATGGCGCAATGTATTAATGACATTGATAAAAAAATTAACGCTCTGAGCGATATATCGAAAGACCAGCAGCGCATAGAGCGGGCCATTCTGGAGCTGAAAGCGGACCTTCCCGTTCAATATGTACGCCGTGAAGATCACATCCGTTCTGAAATGGTCATAGGGACAAAGATGGACCGCGTGCTTGACAAGGTGGATCGCCTCCAGCAGTCGGTTATGGAAATTATCAATGATTCGAAATCTAAGGAGTAGCGAATGGACATGGATCTTAGGCGGATCATCCGGGAAGAGATGCGGGGAAAGATATTGCAGGCCCTCTATCTGGGCCAGCCCTTTGGGCTCAATGAGACTGTCATCCAGGCCGTCATGAACGACATCTTCACCGTTGCCACCGAAATGGAAGTGCGAAAGGAGATGGATTACCTCGAAAAGCGTGGCCTAATCGAGATCGGCGATAGGCATCGCCCGACCTGGTTCGCGAAATTGACCCGTGACGGAGTGGATGTTTTCGAACGGACGGTGTCCTGCGATCCTGGCATCCGGCTTCCGAAGGAGTGCTGATCCGATGCCGTCCCGTTCGAAAATCACGCAACTTCCGCCTGAGATAAAGGCGAAACTCGACAAGATGCTGATCGAGCGAAACTTCTCCGGATATGAGGGGCTGGTGGAGGAGTTAAATGCCCTCTTGGCGGATGCTGGTTATGAATTCACAGTATCGCGATCGGGAGTCCATCGTTACGGCCAGAATTTTGAGATCCGGCTTGCATCCATCAAGGTCGCCACGGAGCAGGCAAAGGCGATTTCCGAGGCAGCGGGTGATGACGAAGGTGCGATGAATGACACCCTGATCCGCCTGGTGCAGGAAAAGGCGTTTGACGTACTGGTAAATCTACAAAATGAAGACCCGGACGCCTTCGCGAAGATTTTCCCGAGGATGGGAATCATGATTGCCAAACTCTCGAAGGCGTCGGTGGATGTTAAAAAATGGCGGGCCGAAGCTCGAAAACAAGCGCTAAATGAGGCGGTGGATACCATTGAAGCAACCGCTAAGCGCGAAGGTGTCTCTCCGGAAACTATAACGAAAATTCGCAGAGACGTGCTGAGGATGGCGACGTAAACAATGGGCAACGCAAAGATCATACCAAAAAATGCCGAAAGCCTTTTCCTGCCGTACCAGGAACGCTGGATCGTCGATCGCTCCCGCCTTAAGCTGATGGAAAAGGCGCGTCAGATCGGGATCTCATGGGGCACCGGCTACGCCTGCGTCGAGCGCACGGCAGAGGCCGGTGCACGCTGGGACCAGTGGGTTTCCAGCCGAGACGATCTGCAGGCGCGGCTCTTTATCGAGGACTGCAAGATGTGGGCTAATGTCCTGCATCTCGCTGCCGAGGACCTTGGTGAGCGGGTCATCGACGAGGAGAAGAAGATATCCGCCTACGTCCTGAATTTTGCCTCGGGAAAGCGCATCCACTCCATGAGCAGCAATCCCGACGCCCAGGCTGGCAAGCGCGGCGGCCGCGTCCTCGACGAGTTCGCCCTCCATCCGGATCCCCGCAAACTATGGGCGATCGCCTATCCCGGCATCACCTGGGGCGGAAACCTGGAAGTCATCTCCACTCATCGCGGTAGCGCCAACTTTTTCAACGGCCTCATCCGGGAGATCCGCGAGCACGGCAACCCCAAAAAAATCAGCCATCACCGCGTAACCCTTGAAGACGCGCTTAATGATGGTTTCCTCTACAAACTCCAGAAATCGATTTCCGAAAAAGACGAAATCCAGGCGATGGACGAGGCGGCGTATTTCGATCACGTCAAGTCAGGATGCGCCGACGAGGAATCTTTCCAGCAGGAATACATGTGCCGGCCTGCCGACGACAACGCGGCGTTCCTGGAGTATGACCTCATCGCCGCCTGCGAATACGGCAGCGGCTTTGCCTGGGAGATCGATTCTCCAGAAGCACTGGGAAGACAATTGGGGGGTGCCAGCCTTTACGCCGGCCTCGACATCGGACGTAAGAAAGACTTGACCGTTCTCTGGATACTTGAGCTGCTCGGAGATGCGCTCTATACCCGCAAGGTGATTGCGCTCAAGAATATGAGCAAGCCAGATCAGGAAAAGATCCTCTGGCCGTGGCTTGCGATCGTATCCCGCTGCTGCATCGATTATACCGGCCTCGGCATCGGCTGGGGGGATGACGCCCAGCGCAAATTCGGCGAATACCGGATCGAGACCGTGACGTTTACCCCGCATATCAAAGAAGCGTTGGCTTACCCGGTACGCGGCAAGATGGAAGACAAGCGGCTCATGATCCCTTACGAGCCCTCGATCCGCGCAGATCTTCGATCCGTAACCAAGGAAACAACGCCGGCGGGAAATATCCGTTTCACGGCGGAGCGCACGCCGGACGGCCACGCCGATCGCTTTTGGGCTTTAGCGTTAGCCATACATGCAGCATCCACACCGACGGGACCGATAGAGTTTGAATCCACCGGCGTCAAGCGCGTTACCGCCGGTAAATCCATGAATGCCTTCCTGGGGAGATAAGTCATGGCAGAAGAAGCCGTAAAAAAGCCGCAGATTACCGACGAAATCGCCACCATCGCGAAGGATATCGATATATTTTCCGGATGGATCAATCGTCTGGAAAATCCTGATCCCGTCTTAAGAAGCGAAGCCGCAGGAAAGGGATTGAAACTCTACGATGAGGTGGAACGCGACGCCCATGCCGGGTCCGTTCTCCAGCAGCGTATTCTTGCCGTCGTGGGTAAGGAATGGGAGATTATCCCGGCAAAATCCTCCCGGAAGCAGGGTCGCCCCGCCTCGACGACTCAAGAGCAGGGTATCGCCGATTTCGTTTCTGAAGTTCTGGAAAATTGTAACTTCGATCAGGCGCGGCAGGAAACACTTAAAGCAATTCTTTATGGATTCTACTGCGCCGAGATCCTCTGGAAAGCAGTTGAAAACGGCCTGAAAATCCAAAAGTTGATCGCCAAACATCCCCGACGATTTTCCTTCACGATGGAGCGGGAACTCAGACTCCTCACGCTACAGAACATGATCGAAGGCGAGCCGGTTCCGGATCGAAAGTTCATCGTTTTCACCTACGGAGACAGCGACAATCCTTACGGCCGCGGTTTGGGCCAGAGGTTATGGTGGCCGGTATGGTTCAAAAAAAACGGCGTTAAGTTTTGGTTGGTCTTCCTGGAAAAATTCGGAATGCCGACCGTAAAAGGAAAATATCCGCCGGGAACAGATCCGGTACAGCAGCAAAAACTCATGGACGCCATCGAAGCCATCCAGTCGGATACGGGGATCAAGATACCTGATTCGATGGACGTTGAATTTCTGGAGGCATCCAGGGCGGGAACCGTCACGCACGAGCAGCTCTGTGATTACATGGACCGGCAGATCTCCAAGGCAGTTCTCGGCCAGACGCTAACGACCGAAATCAAAGGTGAAGGTTCCTACGCTGCCAGCCAGACCCATAACGACGTCCGCCAGGAGATCATCGAGGCAGATGCAGACCTGCTCGATGGGTGCCTGAATGATACCTTGATTCGTTGGATTGTGGATTACAATTTTCCCGGCGTGACCGCCTATCCGAAGATCAAGACCTATGCCGGAGGAAAGCCGGATCTGACCGCACAAAGCCAGATCGACAAAACTCTCTCCGTGGACATCGGCCTACCGATCGCCAGATCCTATTTTTACGAGACCTACGGGATACCGGAGCCTGCGGAAGGTGAGGAACTAGTCAATGTACCGCCAAAAGCGCAGCCATTTAGCGGACTGCCCGGCGCAGGAACACCGCAATTTGCGGAAGGCGTTGTAATTCAGGATGCAGCCGATCTGGTTACCGATCAAACGGCGAAAAGCGCCATGCAAGTCACCGACGACATCTACATGACGCCGCTGAAGCGCCTTACGGACGAAGCAAAATCACTCGACGATCTGCGCGATCGCATCCTGGATTTATGGGGAAAGATGGACCCGGCAAGCCTCGGCGTCATCATGGCGCGGGGAATGATGCTCGCAGATATGTCCGGACGTTATGACGCCTCTCAGAAAACGGGAGGTAAAAAAAAAGCCTAAAGTTCGCGGAGGGCGACGTATCACCGGATCTTTTAATGGTTTTTAAACTGCCCTTTACGGAGCAGGAAACGTTCTTTCAAAACAAGCTCAATATCCCAACTCGCAAGTGGGACGACCTCTGGGAAGATCAACACGCCAAGGGCTTCATGGTCGCCGGAGCATATAAAGCGGACCTCCTGGCAGATTTCCGGGGAGCCGTGGACAAAGCCGTTATGCAGGGGACGACGCTGGAGGATTTTCGCAAGGACTTTGACGGCATCGTCGCCAAACATGGTTGGAGTTATAACGGCTCGCGTAATTGGCGAAGCGAGGTCATCTACGATACCAATATCCGCACGGCCTATGCCGCCGGCCGCTGGGCCCAATTGACTGATCCGGAGCAACTGCAGGTCTTGCCCTATCTGACCTACAAGCACGGAGACAGCCGGGTTCCAAGGCCTGAGCACCTGGCCTGGGACGGCTTAACGCTCCCCGCGGATGATCCCTGGTGGCAGGCCCATTATCCTCCCTGCGGATGGGGATGTAAATGCCGCGTCTTCGGCTCGACGAAAAGTGAATATGCGGCGGCAAAGCAGGCGGGCAAAGGTGAAGCGCCTCCCGCTCCTATCGATCCGAAGACAGGCGAGCCCGTCGGGATCGACACAGGCTGGGGTTACAACGTGGGCGAAGCGGCACAAAAGGATTATCGGGTTTTGACTGATAAATTTGAATCGTTGCCGTATGACGTCGGTCGGCAATGGATGAACGATTTTTTAGAAGGCCCGACATTCGACAGGTTCTTTGAAGGCCAAATCAGTGAAGATTTTCCGGTAGCCGTTTTGACGCCGGCAGATAAGAAAGCATTGGGAAGCGAGACACAGACGGTTTGGCTCTCGTCTGAGACGCTTGTAAAAAATAAGGAACGACATCCGGAGATCGGGTTGGATGATTTCAGGATGATCCCGCAAATCGTTGATACGGGCGAGGTATACCGGCAAGCGGAAGAGCGGCTGATTTTTCTAAAGGAGAATGAAAAGTTATACAGAGCCGGATTGAAGAGGACAAAAGACGAGGCATCAAACTTTATGCTGACTTTGTTTGAAACTACCACGGAAAAAGCGATGAAACAGGTGGTCAAAAAATATGAAAGGATTCGTTGAACCGCAGGCGGGGCGGCACTCCCGCTTCGCTCATCATCCGGTTTCCCGGAAGGCGTCGGCAGCCTTTAGCCGACCCGCGGCAACAAATCCTTATATTTTATTAAAGCACGGAAAAGCGGAAATGTCAAGATACTACGCAGAATGCCGGGAGAAGTAAATGATTGACATCACCATAAAAACGGACGGCGCCGATGCCGTTCGGCAACGACTCCAGGAAATTGCAGACCGTGCGGGAAACCTCTCTCCCATCATGAAGGCCATCGGCGATCGGGTCGTCGAGCAGACCAAGCGCCGCTTCGAATCTGGCGGTCCGGCGCCGGATGGAACGCCCTGGAAGCCTCCGCAAACACCGAACCCGAAACGCCGGGGGACATTGCGCGTTTCCGATCAGCTCCGGGACAGCATCCGGTATCAACTATTGGGGAATAATGCGGTTGCTATCGGCACGAATAAGATTTACGGCGCGATTCACCAACTCGGCGGCAAGACATCGGCCCATATCATCCGGCCCCGAAACAAGGGCGGACTCTTCTGGCCGGGTGCGAAACATCCTATGAAGTCGGTGCGCCATCCGGGATCTGTTATTCCCGCTCGGACCTTTCTGGGGTTGAGCAGGGAAAACAGCGACGAAGTACTGTCCATCATCAACGAGTATATCGCAGGGAGGAAATAGCCATGCCCGAATTCAAAGGATTTGAAGACTGGATCCCCATCTTCCGTGGTGGGAAACAGATCGACAGCAACGGCATTGAGCACGACGGCAATGCGCTGATCGAGAAGGCGGTTACGACCTTCAATGCCGCACGGCATGAGCCGCCCGCGGTTATAGGCCATCCGAAAGAAAACGCGCCGGCCTTCGGCTGGGTCGAGGGTTTGAAAAAGCAGGGAGACCTGCTCCTGGCCAAGTTCAAGCAGGTTCAACCGGAATTTGCCGGCATGGTGAAACAAGGCCTTTTCAAAAAGCGATCCGCCGCCTTTTATCCCGACGGATCGCTCAGGCATGTGGGATTTTTGGGGGCAACGCCTCCGGCAGTTAAAGGGCTTCCGGATGTGGCCTTTACGGTAGCGAACGCCCTGACGTTCGAGTTCGAGTTTTCGGAGGATAACTGGAAGATGCGAGAGATCTCCGACGTCTTCCGCCGGATGCGCGAATGGCTGATTGAAAAGTTCGATTCCGATACAGCGGACCGGATCGTTCCCGACTGGACTATTCAGGATATCCGGGAACCGCCGCCGGACATAGCAGAAACGGCAGGACAAACCATATCAACCTATTCTGAAAAGGAGGAAAGCAAGATGCAGTTTAAAGAGTTTATCCAGAAGTTGAAGGAACTGGTCGGCAGTGTCGATGCGACGGAAACGACATCGGCGACGGCCACGGCGGGCAAGACCTTCTCTGAGGCGGACCTCGAAGCCCTCAAAAAACAAGCGGCTGAGGATGCCGCAAAGGCGGAGAGGGAAAAAGTGACTGCGGAATTCGCCGAAAAAGACCGACAGGCGCGCCAGGTGGCCCGTAGAGGCGAGATCTCCTCCTGGTGCGAGGCAAAGGTCAAAGAAGGCAAGCTGACGCCCGCAATGATCAAATTCGGCGTTCCCGAATTCATGATGGCCTTCGCCGAAAAGGAGGACGTCATCGAGTTTGGCGAAGCGAAGGAAAAAGCGACCCTTTATGACCGCTTCAAGACCTTCATCGAGACGGAGATTCCTAAAGTGATCACCTTCGGTGAGGTCGCCACTCGTGACAAGGACACGGGCGGACAGGGGAATGCCGGTGAAAAGCTGGCAAACATCACGCGGCAGAAGATGAAGGACAATAAAGATATGTCTTATGGCGCGGCCTTCGCCGAGGCCCAGCAGGAAAACCCCGACCTGGCCCGGGAGTACGCTGCTGAAATCCGCTCGTAGCTGAGCGAACAACGAGAAAGAAAGGAGAATAGCATCATGGCATTTGAACTTGTCAAAACCGCATTATCATTTCCCGCTGATGAAGACCTGACGGTGGATCAATACAAGGTGGTCGTCCTCGACGCCACGTCCGCGAAGGTGCGTCGGCCCAACGCCGCCACGGATATCCCTCTGGGAATTTTGCAAAACGCACCGAAGATTGATGAAGAGGCAGTCGTTGTGCCCATTGGTTGCGGCGGAGTTTCCAAAGTCGTGCTCGGCGCTTCCATCGGCATCGGCGTTATCGTCGGGATGGAATACAACGACGCCGCGGATGCAGGAAAAGCCATTGCAGCCGTCGCCACGCAATACCCCGTCGGCGTTTTGCTTCAGGGCGGAGCGGAGGATGATCTTGGCTCGATCCTGATGGCGCCGTTAACCGTGAAAGCGTAACCGAATTTAGAACGACAGAAAGGAGATATGAATTATGCCACAGCCTGGACAAGAAATCATTATTGCCGGTCCGCTGCAAAACGTCAGCATTGCCTATCGCAACCGGCTCTACATTGCGGATCGCGTATTCAAGTTAATCGACAACATTCCTCCCGAGGCCAAGATTGCCAAATACCTCAAGGGTGCATGGTTCCGCGATGAGGCCCAGATGCGAGGGCCCGGCGGCGAGGCCATGCGGGGCGGATTTCCCATCGGCTGGATCGATCTCGTCCTCAAGGAATTCTCCTTTGCCAAAGAGGTTACCGATGAGGATCGGGAAATTGCAGCGGCACAAGGCGCTGCGCCGCTGCAGCCGGATCAGGACGCCGTCGAGTTCGCCCAGGATCGCGTTTTACTGAAGCGGGAGGTGCGACTGAGCACATTGATCAAGGCCACCGTTTGGTCGGGAATCGCCGCAGGCGGCACGGACGCCGCCGGGGCCTGGGCAGCCGGTACAGGCAATAGCTTCCTGACCGACATCAAAACCAAAAAGGCTTTGATTCAAAGCAATACGGGATTGGAGCCCAATGTGCTCCTGATCGACAACGGCACCTACACCTCCCTGACGGAGGAGTCCACGATCCTCGACAAGATCAAGTATACCCAGAAGGGTGTTCTCACGTCGGAGCTTTTGGCGGCTATTCTCGATCTTGATGAGGTAATCGTCGCTGGCGCCGTCAAGTCCACAGCGAACGAGACGAAAGCCGGGACCGATTTCACTGCCGCCCGGATTTGGGAAGTCAATACAGGAAAGGGTATGGGATTTCTCTTCTATCGTCCGCCCGCACCGGGGTTGAAGGTGCCCGCTGCCGGTTACATGGCTCGCGGCGGTGCCGGGAATGGCTTCAAAAACGGCATGCGGTTGACGACCTGGCGGGAGGCGTCCCGGCATCAGGACGTTTATGAAGCTGCGGAAAAATCGGATATCGTCGTCAGCGGCGCCGACCTCGGCTACATGTGGAAAGACACGCTGCTAACTTAAAACAGGCGCAACGCCTTTTCACCTAGAACCTTGAACCTGTTCTTGAAAGGAGAAACAACATGGAAATAGGAAGAGTAAGCCGGAGCCTGCCACAGGCCCTACCCGATGGAATGGACGCGCCACAAAGGGCAGGGAGATATGGCGAGGTGCTGACCGCAGGTCTGCCACGCACCAAACATGTCTATGCGGATGAAGGCAGTTATTTTGTATCGACGAACCCCACGATTGGAACGTCCATCCCGCACGTCGTCCTTGCCGCCTTCGATGACACAAAACCATACATTTATCTCCGGAATACGGAGCAGGCCCAGAATCAGCAGGCCAAGCGGATCTATCTCGACTACATCAAGCTCCTGTGCAAGGTCGTCCCGGCATCCGCTGTGGAATGGGTATATGCGGGGATTCTGGATTATGCCGCGGCCCGCTATACCTCAGGCGGATCGGCGATCACGCCCGTGAACGTCAATGGGGATATCGTCATGCCTTCAATAGCCAGTCTAATCGTCGGCGCAATTACGGCGATCGCCGGTCAATCAGCGCGCAAAGTCTGCCGTGGCCGATGGCGCGGAGTCATCCCCACGATCTATGATGAATACGTCCTTCTGTTCGGCGGGATGGAAGGCGGGAGTTCAATGGCCGCGGCCGCAGCCTCCGGGCGGTCCGTCTCCATGTGCGCTCCCGTTGTGATCGGGCCGGGGCAGAATTTTTGCCTCAATATGTTCGGCACATCGAATGCCTCCACAGCTTCGGAGTACGAATTCGAGATCGGATGGTGGGAGCGATAAACCGAACAGTTCCAGGATCCAGGTTTTTAAATTCCTGGATCCTGGAACCTGGCGCCTGAAACCTGCGAGGAACGAGCATGGCCTACAGCACACAAACAGATCTTGAAGAGCAGATTAGCCAGGCGGAGCTGATCGAGTTGACCGACGATGCAGGAAGCGGTTCCGTCGATGCATCAGCTGTTGCCCGCGCTATTGCCGATGCCGATGCGGAGATCGATTCCTACTGCGGCGGGCGTTATACCCTGCCGTTTTTGCCCGTGCCGGTGATGATCCGCAAGCTCTCCGTGGATATCGCGGTTTACAATGTCTTTTCCCGCAGGGCGCTCCTGAAGATTCCGGATGAGCGGCAAAAACGCTATGACAACGCGATCCGGTTCCTCCGGGATATGTCAAAGGGACTCATCTCCCTGGGAGCGGATGCCCCGGTAGAACCCAGCGATGGACTTCCCCAGGCGACGAGGACGAAAGACGACCGGATATTTACCCTGGGTAAAAAATCAGACGGCAGCTCGGGGTCATTGGATAACTATTAGGAGAATACCATGAAAAAGAAACACGGATGGATCGGACGTTGGGATTTTAGATGTTTTGACGCGGAAGGGAATCTCAAATGGGAAGATCTCAATCGAGAAAATTTTCTCGCGGATGAAGGTGAACAGATGATGCTCGATGTTTTCCTCCGTGCGGGAACTGCGCCGACCGGGTTTTACGTCAGGTTATTTAACGATACGCCTGTTGAAACTGATACATTGGCGGATCTTTTGAACGAGCCGGCCGGTACTTACGGTTATGCGGCCCAGGCGGTTGCGCGCGATGCGACAGCGGCAGGCTGGCCAACGTTGGCGTTGGATAGCGGAGATTATCAGGCGATTGCAAAGACGGTCACATTCACGGCGTCGGGCGGTTCGATCGGGCCGGTGACGCATGGCGTATTGGCAACGACCTCTAACAACACGGGAAAGCATATCTCCTCTGTCGCGTTATCAACGAGCCGGACCCTGGCAAACGGCGAGAGCCTGCAAGTGACGTTCAAGGTGAAATTAAGCGAGGCAGCATAATGGACTGGAGAAACCCATTTGAAGGTTTTCGCGACAAGTATTGTTCGTTCAAGGACGTGAAGGGCTACAAACTTTTTGTTTTGAGAGTGGGCTTTATCCCGTATGAGGCATCACGGATACCGGAATATACCGAGAAGGTAAAGTCGTATTTCGGAGAGCATTACAGCCCGATATTTGACGGCTGCTATCGGGACATGAACGTGACGTGGAAAATCCAGCCTTGGAATACGAAATTTTATAACGCCCGTTTCTCCCTCCATCTCGGCGTCTCGATCTGGCGCGGCTGGCTTCCGTTGCCATTCATCGGGCTTTGCTTCCGCTGGAATGAGAAAACCTATTTTCAGGCCGGTCTGGGCTTCGGACCGGAAGGCGAAAACCGCTTTGACGATCAGGGTCGGCGATGTTTTGAGCGTGCCACGATCTGTGGAAAATTCCGTCTAGCGAACATCATGACGGAATACACCAAGGGCGGCAATTACGACGTATATGGATTTTACGAAGGAGCGATATAAGGAGGATTCAAGGTGCCGATGGCAAGAGGATGCTCATCGAGCGCACCGTCGCCGGATATCTTATGAAAAACGTGTCATCCTGAATGACGGCCATGAAAGCCACAGTGGATATGCGTGTTTATGGGTGAAATGCGCTTGGTGCGGTTCGAGGTATCATTTAATCGAATTCTGCCCAGAGAGGAAAAGGAGGCTTTTGAACAATGGAATACAAAATTATCACGCAAGATGAGCAAGATGAGCACCTGGTCAATTTTTTGCGGGCGCAAGAAACCGACCACTATTTGCACCAAATCAATATCGATCGATACGAGCAAATCATAGCCGACGAAACGATCACAGATCAGAATTTCAAAAGCAGAATCGCGGCGCTAATTGTTACGGAAAGGGCCGCACTTGCCCAGGTAGCAAAAATCATTGAACACACCGCAGACCAGGTGCCGACCAAAGAGCGAATAGATGCTGCGGTATCGCGATTAACGGCTAAAGGAGTGATCGCTTAGTGGCTGATTACGTTGCCATAGGTTCGTCCGGATCGCCCTATGTCCAGGTCTATCCCTGGTCTTCTGGTTTCGGCACGAAAGTGGCAGATCCCGGAACGTTGCCGGCGTCTTATGGATTGAGTATTGCCTGGAGGGCTGGCAATTCAGACATAGCGATTTCAAGCTACGGATCACCCTATATTCAGGTTTATCCCTGGTCTTCTGGTTTCGGCACGAAATATTCGGATCCGGCGACTTTGCCCGCTGGCGTCGGTTACGGCGTTGCATGGTCTCCGAGCGGAAACGATATCATTGTCGCTCATAGCGCAAGCCCGAGCGTTGACTTTGATTCCGACGGCAACGTTGTCAGCGTTGTGACGTCTGGTACACCATATATCAATACATACCCGTGGTCGTCGGGTTTCGGGACGAGAGCGACCAGCCCCGGAACGTTGCCCGCCGGAGCGAGCATGGGTGTCTCGATCAGGAAAAGCAGCGACGATGTCATCGCGGTTGGACATACGACGTCGCCGTACATTACCGCATACCCCTGGGATGGTTCTGCCTACGGCACAAAATACTCAGACCCCGGAACGCTGCCCGCCGGAGACGGAAAACATGTTCATTTTTCGCCGAGTGGTTCGTCCATTATCATTAGCCATACCACCTCGCCGTATGTGACTGCCTATCCGTGGTCGCCTGGTTTCGGTACAAAATACTCAGACCCCGGAACGTTGCCCGCCGGCAATGGTTATGGCGCGGCGTTCAGTCCGAGTGGCTCGGATGTCATTATCGGGCATGCAAATTCGCCGTATGTGACTGCCTATCCGTGGTCATCGGGCTTCGGGACAAAGTATGCAAATCCAGGCACATTACCCGGCACAACCGGGTATGGCATCGCTTGGAGCCTTGCGTCGAGCATAGTCTATCAGGAAATGCTGATCGAATTAGCGGGAGCGAAGGTCCAGGCAACCGACCTCCAATCCTACATCGACACGCTGACAAGCGCGATTGGCGCGAAGATTGAGATCTCCGACTTCAAAGGCGCTTCCGAAATCCTTCTCGAAGCGATCGGCGCGAAAATCGCCCTCACGGATCAGCAGGCTTACATCGACACCCTGGCACAGATCGTCGGGGGACAAGTGTCGATGACGGACCTCCAGTCATACCTTCAAACTCTTCTGGAAGTCATCGGCTCTAAGGCCGAAATGACGGACATTCAATCTTACGTCCAGGTTTTAGTCGAGAGCATCGGGGCGAAGATCGAGATCTCGGACTTCAAAGGTGCGATGGAGATCCTCACGGAGCTGATCGGGTCGCGAATCACCATGACGGATCTCCAGGGATATCAGGATGTCCTCGTTTCGCCCATAGGCAGCAAGATTTCTGTCACCGACCTGCAGCAATATATTCATGTTCTCCAGGAGATCATTGGATCGAAGATCGAGTTGATCGATATCGTTTCAGGAAATCAGGATACCCTAATCGTCACGATCGGCGTCAAAACAAGTTTGGAGGAATATTACTTTCTGGAGATCGAGTTTGAGGATGTCGTATCAGCCCGGCAATTTGCGGATGTGGTCGGTGGCCGAAAATTTACGGATCAGGCACCGGCCAGGGTGTTTACAGATATAGCACCCCCCAAGCGCGTGATGCATTGAGGAAGCGAGGTTAATCGCGATGATTGTTTTCCGAAAATACGCTTACGAGAAACGCTATCGATCCTACGAGTTCCGGCGCCCCGACGAGCTTGATGGCCTGGCTTCCGGAGAGGAAATCGCCAGTTACGCCGTCGCATGCGCGGAAAAGGTTTCCGGCACGGATCGCACCGCGACCATGATCTCAAATACCTCCGTCGTGGACGGAACGAAGGTCACCTATCTGCTCAAGGGCGGAACGGCAGGGACGGTATATATAATCACGGTCACAGCGGTTACGACGCTCGGTCAGGAAATCGAAGGACAAGTCGAAATTATGGTCATTTAAATGAATTATACGATTACGCAAATTGAAGACGCCATTATCGATAAGCTCTCTGGTCTAAAAGCATCTCTCGGTGTCAAAACGATCAAGAGCTACCAGGGAGAACTGGACAATGAGGAAGAAATCGCGAGGACAGCGCGTCTGTTTCCTGCGATCATTGTCATGTACGTGGGGTCAGATTATGATGAACATGGCGGCAGAAAAAACGAGAAGCCGACGATTACCCTTTTCGTGTGCGACAAGAACCTGCGTGCTGAAGAAGAGGCGCGGCGCGGCGGAAGTGGAAATCCGGGAACATATGCCATGCTGAACGGCATTCGCGATCTGCTTTATGGATCAAGATTGACCCTGGATATCTTTCCGTTATCCCTGCTTCGGGAACGGCCGATTTGGTTCAGCAAAGGCGTTTCGATATACAGCGCCGAATATGAAACCGCTCAGGCGTTGCTCTATCCGGGCGATTAACTGAAAGGAGATCAGGACATCATGGAAGACAAGCACAACACCGGCCAGACGCAGTATCTCGACGCCTCCGGCCGCGAACTGACGGAAGAGGAATATGTGGCAATGCAACAAGGAACCACCGGCACCAACGGCGACCGGTCAGACGGCGCTGTCACCGAAAAAGGAGGTAAGAAGAAATGATTATCAAACGCGCGCAGCTCGCTG